TGAACGTGCCGCGAGAAAGCCTTGAGTCTATTGCTGCGTCCATAGCCGCCCAAGCCGCAGAGATTGCGGAGTTGAGGCGATCTTGTGAGGGCGGGGGCGGCTCCTATGCATGCAGGGATTGCCCTGACGCTGACTACTGCATGAGTGCTGGCGCTTGTTTGCATGTCTCCGAAGCAGCACCACAAGCCACAGACGATGATCTGGTGGCGCGATTAGAGTTTGTCCGCGATGTGCTGGCGAGCTTGGCATACCTATCGTATGCAGATGACGTGAAAGCAGCAGCCGACCGCATCGAACAGCTTGAGCGTAAGCTGGCGTGGGTAGTGCCCTTGTATCATCGAACTCTAGCTCGTGGTCAGGCAGCCGAGCAACTAGCAGAGAAATATCAGACGGCGTTGCGGCCATTCGCTGACGCAGCGCGAGATTGTATTGACTCGGATGATCTAGACGGTAACGCATGGGAACATGCCGCTGCAATGGCCGTAACAATCAACGATTTCCGTAACGCTGAAATCGCCGTTGATACATCGGAGAAATGCAATGACTGAACTATCACACGCCGAGCAACGCGCAGAGAAGATGCGGTTGGCGCTCGACAGCCTGCTTGAGCAGTATGTGAATATGATAAATTCGGGCGACTGCGGCAACTGAAACCCGGAAACCAAGCCGGAGGGTATCGCCGGCGGCGATACCCTTGCTGATACATCGGAAACTACCTTGTCCAAAACGGACAACAACACAGAGAAGGAACCAGAGCCATGAACGACGCAGTGAACAGCACGAGCGACGAGCGCACCGTGAACAACACCATGCGGCATTCGTACCGGGTGTTGAGCGAAGAGGAAAAGGCCCAGATGCAGTACATCAAGGATCTCGGCCTCAAACTCCACAACGAACTCGAAGCCATGGGCCAGAGCCGTGAGCTTTCGCTTGCCAAGACCAAGACCGAAGAGGCGGTCATGTGGGGCGTGAAACACATCACGACCTAAAACGGACACCCCTGCCGGCGGGGCTGCCTTTGGCAGGATGCCGGACCCGGATCAGACGGCGAGTGCCGGGCCATGATAAAACCCCGTCAGCCGGTGGAGCCCCACTGTTTTTCTCGGGGCTCGCGACCGGCACCTATCCCCTCGACCCTCAACTATTGGCCGAGTACGATTTACAAAAGCAAGGAGGATCCAACCCATGGCCGACGAGAAACCGGACCGCTACCGCACCCAAGCGCCGAGCAAGACCTACAAGGACAACTACGCGGAGATCTTTGGCCGCACCGGGCCCGCGGAGAGCACCGAAGAAGACCGGGAAAGCTGGCTGGAGGCCTCGAAAGAGCGCCACGCCCGACTGGTCGCGGAGGGGAAGAAGGATGCGCAGTATTATCTGGACCACGAGGTTCGCGTGGCTGAAAATCCGGATTTCCGGGCTTCGCCGTCGAGCAGCCCGACTTATCGCAAAAACTGGGGGAAGATCTTTGGAAAATAGCAGCGAAGAGCCCAAGGCCGACGACTGCGCCTGTCCGACATGCCTGCTGGGATCCGCGCTGGCGTGTATCGCCGTGCAGGAGGAGTATTCGATCATGGAGGTGATCGTGGCCCTGACAGAGTATCTGGGGACGATGCTCACAGATATAGACCCCGAGGATCGGGAGCACGTCCTGCAGGTGATCTACATGCGCTTCCGCGCTCACCTGTCGGGCAACGCCGCGGCGCCCGGAGACGAGTTCGAGGCCGGCTTTGAGGGGGGAGACACCCCTACACTGGACCTGTCGCTGCCCAAACCCGGCGAAAAAATAAACTGATTGACGCCCACAGAGAACACAGATAGAACGTCTGTGTCTAACATACCCCAACCGGAGTGAATGATGTCTTGGTTTACCCCGAGAAAAGACAAGGCGGCGCCCGCCGTGCAGACCGAGGTGATTGAGTACGACTACGACCATCAGGAGGTCGTGACCACCATCAGAGATCCAAAGGGGGCCATCATGGATAAGGTCCGCCGCACGGAGGAAGAGCAGGAGGATCTTGAAAATTACAAAAGTTTCAGTCAGAAGCTCTTCAATTCGAAGGCGGTCATGGCCAAGGGGGAGATCGCCCAGCAAGCCATGCGTAACAACATCTCAAAAAACCTCTACGGCGGGTTTAGCTCCACTCCGGCAGGCACACGCACCACCCTGACAGGGGGAGGAGGATCCTCCATTTCCGGCGTGGAGCTGGCGCGGCAAATGCTGCAGCAGTATTTGCTGCTGCAGCAGCAAATGCTGCAGCAGCCTCCGGCAACACCACAAGGGAGCTTTAGCATCATGGGAAAGGGCGGGTCTACGAACTTTCCGAGCCAGACCCCAGTCGGGGCCGGGCAGCAAGTCGTGCCACCAAAAAACCGGGGATATGACAGCGGCGGGGCTTCCCGCGCGCTCTCCCGCGAACTGGAGAAACTTGGTATCGAAGCAAAACCCGCCGCCGCAGATCGGCTCGCCCGCAGTGTGCTTCGGGCCCTCTCGGCCGGAATTCACCCCGAGGTCATTACGGCCGCGGGTCTCCCCTTGGATAGCAAGCACAGTGTGCAAGCGCTGTTCGAAGAACTCTTGAAGGATCTTTGATCATGACCTCCCGGCAAAAAGACTGCCTGAACTTCGTTGAGAAGTTCTGGAAGAAGAACGGATACTCCCCCTCTTATGACGAGATCCGCGAGGGCATCAGGCTCAAGAGCAAGTCCGGCGTGCACGCCTTGGTCGCGCGGCTCGTGGCGCAGGGGTATCTCCTGAAAGAGGACCGCCGGGCGCGCTCGCTCCGGCCGGCCCACCCGAGCGCATGAGCGACCCCGCGCCGCAGTACACCGAAGAGGATGTCGACAAGATGTCCCGGCTGGAAATGGCCCGGCTTTGGCGGTTCGCGCCGTCCGGGCATCCGCTCATGGACAGCACGAACCCGCTCTCGGACCGTTTCATGGCTCGCTTTAAGGAGTTGGGCGGGTTCTCCCCGGCGATCAGCAAAGCCCTCGGCTGGAGCGACTGACGGATGGGCGATATTGTTGGCATTTTCGGGGCGCCTGTTCCCGAGGCAGGGAAACCATCCCCCGCGCTCGTGGCGCGGCTGGAAGAGCTGCTGGAACAAGCACGCTCCGGGGAGATACAGGGTCTCGCCGGAGCAGCGCTGTTCCGTGACGGCGCGACAGTGGTCGTTTCTGCCGGACTGGCCAACCGCACCTTGGTCGGGACACTGGCGATAGCGCAGACACGTGTTGTGCAGGACATCCTGAAAGACGAGAGCTGACGCGAATGTTCTTGCGCCCCTGATCTTCCCCGGGGTATCTCTAGGAGATGTTGCCGGACAATATTCAGAGCTACTTGGCCCGTCTGCACGAGCTGCCCCTTGCTGAGCAGCAGGCGATCCTCGAAGAGTTAGATCAGCTCAGCGACGTGCGCGAGCGCTTGGCTGCGCGTGAGAGTTTCATTTCCTTCGTAAAACATGTCTGGCCAACCTTTGTCGAAGGCCACCATCACAAGATTATAGGCGAGGCTTTCGATCGCGTGGTCCGCGGGGAGTGCAAGCGCCTGATCATCAACATGGCGCCGCGCCATACGAAATCTGAGTTTGCCTCGCACCATCTGCCGGCCTTCTTCCTCGGCCACCACCCCACCAAATACATAATCCAGTCTTCGAACACCGCCGATCTGGCGGTCGATTTCGGGCGTAAGGTTCGCGATCTGATCGGCGACCCCCGGTATCACGAGCTGTTCCCCAACACGGAAGTGCACACGGATGCAGCCGCGGCTGGCAAGTGGAAGACCACGGCGAAGGGCGAGTATTTCGCCATCGGCGTGGGGGGCACGCTGACCGGTCGAGGCGGCGATCTGATCATCATCGACGATCCGCACTCCGAGCAGGAAGCCAAACAGGCCGAAAGCAAACCCGAGATCTACGACAGCGTGTTCCAGTGGTACACGTCAGGCCCACGTCAGCGCGTGCAGCCGGGCGCGGCCATCGTCATCGTCATGACACGGTGGTCGAAGCGCGATCTCACCGGGCAGGTGTTGAAGCAGGCGGCCAAGTCCAAGACCGGGGAAGACTGGGAAGTCATTCAGCTGCCGGCCATCCTGCCGAGCGGACGTCCGATCTGGCCTGAGTATTGGCCGGAGGAGGAAATCCTCGCGATCAAGGAAGAGTTGCCGGTCTCGAAGTGGAATGCGCAGTACCAGCAGAACCCGACATCCGAAGAGGGCGCGCTGATCAAGCGCGAGTGGTGGCGCCGGTGGGAGAGAGAAGAGGCTCCGCCCGTCGAGTTTGTCATCCAGTCGTGGGATACGGCTTTCGAGAAGACCCAGCGCTCGGACTATTCGGCCTGCACGACATGGGGCGTGTTCTATCGTGAGCACGACGACACTGGCCGCATGATGCCAAACCTGATCCTGCTGGACGCATTCAAGGAGCGGATGGAGTTCCCTGCGCTCAAGATCAAGGTCCGGGAGAAGTACGAAGAGTGGAACCCGGAGGCTCTGGTGGTCGAGAAGCGCGCGAGTGGCGCGTCTCTCATTCAGGAGCTCCGTGAAATGGGCATCGCAGTTAGCGAGTTCACGCCGAGCCGCGGCAACGATAAGATCGCGCGCGTCAATGCCGTTTCGGATCTGTTTGCGTCCGGCGTTATCTGGGCCCCGGAGTACAAGTGGGCCGACGAAGTTATTGAGGAGTTCGCGGAGTTCCCTGCGGGTGAGCATGACGATCTGGTCGACAGCTCGACACAGGCCATCTTGCGCTACCGTCAGGGCGGTTTCATCCAATCCACGCAGGACGAGGAAGAGGACGACACTCTCGTCCTTCCGGCCAAGACCTACGATTACTATTAGGGGGCCGCATGGCCACGAACATCGAAAAGAACATTGGCCCCGGCGGCCCCACGCCTTCGGATCTTGATCCCCGCGATCAGCCCGACATGCTTGACGTGGAGCTCCCCGATCTCGACGACGTGGACTTCGAGCTCGTCGGCGAAGAGCCTGACGGAGAGGGCGGGGTCATCATTGACTTCGATCCCGGCGCGGACGCCGCGGAGGAGGCCGTCGAGCATGACGCCAACCTCGCCGAATATATCGAGGAGGGGGATCTCCAGAGCATCGGCTCGGATCTGCGCCACGATTACGACGTCGACAAACAGTCCCGCCGCCCATGGGAGCAGGCTTATATCAAGGGGCTCAAGCTGCTGGGGCTGGAGATCGAGGAGCGCGACGAGCCGTGGGCGGGCGCGTCGGGCGTGTTCCACCCTATTCTGACCGAAGCGGTGATCCGGTTTCAGGCTGACGCCATGGCCGAGACGTTCCCGGCCGCCGGCCCGGTGAACACCAAGATCGTGGGCAAGATCACCACGGAGCGCGAGAAACAGTCCAAGCGCATCCGCGATGACATGAACTATCACTGCACGACCGTGATCCCCGAATATCGGCAGGAACACGAGCAAGCGCTCTTCCAGCTGGCCATCTCCGGGTCGATCTTCAAAAAGGTCTATTTCGATCACTCTCGGCAGCTGCCGACCTCGCGCTTCATTCCGGCAGACGACTTTGTGGTCTCCTACGGCACATCGGATCTGACGTCGTGCCCCCGGGCGACCCACGTCATGAAGATGTACCCGAATGACGTCCTCCGGGCACAGTTGTCCGGGCAATACTTGCCCGTCGACATTCCCAAACCTGCGACGCAGTACAGCGACGTGGACCGCGCCGAGAGCGATGCCGCGAACGAGAACCCGTCCGCGGAGACGGACGAGCGGCACACGCTGCTGGAAATGCACGTCGAGCTCGATCTGCCCGGCTTCGAGCACACCGACGACGAGGGCGAGCCGACGGGGCTGGAGCTGCCGTATGTCGTGACGCTCGATCGGGACAGCGGGAAAGTGCTGGCGATCCGCCGGAACTGGAAAGAGGACAGCCCGACCTACGAGAAGGTCGAATTCTTCATTCACTACCCCTACCTCCCGGGCCTTGGTTTTTACGGCATCGGGCTGGTGCATCTGCTGGGCGGCATTGCCAAGTCGGCCACATCCATCCTGCGTCAGCTGATCGACGCTGGCACGATCGCCAACCTGCCGGCGGGGCTCAAAGCTCGCGGGCTGCGTATCAAAGGCGACAACACGCCGCTTCGCCCGGGCGAGTTCCGGGATGTGGACGTGCCCGGGGGCGCCATCAAGGACAGCATCACCTTCGTGCCGCACAAGGAGCCGTCCGCGGTTCTCTACAATTTGCTCGGCACGCTCACGCAGGATGGGCGACAGCTCGCATCCATCACCGACATGAAGGTGTCGGAAATGAGCACGCAGGCGCCCGTCGGCACCACGCTGGCGGTTCTGGAGCGGGGCATGAAGGTCATGTCCGGCGTGCACGCGCGCATTCATGCCGCCATGTATCGAGAGTTTCAGCTGCTTGCGGCCCTGATCCGGGACCATTCGCCCAAGGAGTACGAGTACGACACTGGGGAAGACGAGCAGTACACCCGCGAGGAAGACTACGACGACCGCGTCGACATCATCCCCGTCTCGAACCCCAACGCCGCCACCATGAGCCAGCGCATCATGCAGCATCAGGCGGCCCTGCAGCTTTCGGCTCAGGATCCCTCGCTCTATGACCGGCGCAAGCTGCACCGACGGATGCTGGGCGCACTAGGCATCGAAGACGCCGACGAGATTGTCCCCCTCGAAGAGGAGATGATCCCGACCGATCCGGTCTCGGAGAATATGCAGCTCCTCACTGGCAAGCCGGTGAAGGCGCACCCGCATCAGGATCACGAGAGCCATCTGGCCGTGCACATGGCGCTGGCCCAAGATCCCAAGCTGCAAGAGCTCATGGCTCAGAACCCGAACGGCAAAGCCATTCAGGCCGCCGCCGCGGCGCATCTGCAGGAGCACGTCGCATTCCAGTATCGCCGCGAGATCGAGAAGCAGCTGGGCGTCCCGCTGCCGGCCTTCGGCGAGGAAATCCCGCCGGAAGTCGAGGTGCAGCTGTCCAAGCTCGCCGCCGACGCGGCCGACAAGCTCCTCCGGAAGGACGTGGCCGAGAAGCAGGCGCAGAAGAACGCCGAGGCGCAGAACGATCCGGTGCTGCAGCTGCAGAAGGCCGACGCGGAAACCAAGCGCAAGGAAGTCGAGCGCAAGGCACGGGCCGACGAGCTTCGAGCCGAAACCAGCCGAGCGCAAATCGCCTCCAAGGAGAAGCAGGCAGGGGCCAAATTCGGCTTCGAGGTGCAGAAAGAGCTGCTCGATAAAGAGATGGAGCTCGCGGAGCTTCGGCTTGAGATGGAGCGGCTGCGCTTCGAAAAGATCGAGGCGGGGACCAAGCTCGGCATGGATATGGCCGCAGACTTGGCCGGTGATGGGATCGAGCGGGAGCGCATTGCCTCGCAGGAGCGGATCGCCGAGCTGCGCGAGAAGGTCAACGTGGTCCGTATGGCGCAAGACCGCACGCTCGAAGAGGAGCGGCTGGCCAATGAGCGCCAGCGCGACACCCAGAATTTCGCGACGCAGTTTGCCAACAGCGTCAACCAGCGTGGGTATGAAGAGAACGACCCCGGAACCAACGACAAACAAACACCTTGAAGGAGTGAGTATTGGCCGGTAATATTTTAGATACACTGCGTGGCCAGATCAGGGAAAGCCTGAACAGCTACGCAGATCATGTCGCAGGCGGAGGCTGTCTTGTGGAAGGCGACGCCTCGGCAACCGCGATGAAGTACGCACACGACGTGGGGGTCGTGGAAGGCTTGGCCAGAGTGGAGCGGCACATCCTTGATCTCCAAGAAACACTGGATGAACAGGAAAGGCTTGACGGATGACGTCGAAGAAGAAAGCGCAGGACGACAACGCCAACGAGGAGAAGGCCAAGCAGCTGCCCGATCCGAAGGGTTGGTCGATGCTTCTGGCCATGCCCGAAGTGGAAGAGCGAACACAAGGGGGCATCCTCAAGGCTGACGTGACCAAGGACATCGAGCAGACGTCCACGGTCGTGGGGTTGGTCTTGAAAATGGGCAACATGTGCTTCACGGACAAATCGCGCTTCGGCGAGGAACCGTGGTGCAAAGAGGGCGATTTCGTCCTCATTGGCGCCTACAAGGGCGTGCGCTTCAAGGTGCACGGCAAGGAGTTCCGCCTGATCAACGACGACACCGTGAAAGCGGTCGTCGATGATCCCCGCGGTTACACGAGGATTTGACGATGGCGAAAGCAGCCGAAAGAGAAGTCAGCTACGAAGAGCCCGCGGATCTCCCTGACCCGGATGCCGAGGAAGAGAACCTCTCGGCAGCCGAGGACGACGAGCTCGACGGCGAGCTTGAGATCGAGATCATCTCGGATGTGCCGGTAGAAGATGCCCGCGCAGCTGCCCGGCCGGCAGCCGACCGTGTCGATCCGGATGATGAAAGTCTCGAAGACGAGGTGAAGGACTACTCCGAGCGGGCGCAGAAGCGCTTCAAGGAGATGAAGTTCGAATATCACGAGCAGCGCCGCGCGCGAGAAAGCGCAGAGCGGCAGCGGGAAGAGGCGGTGCGGTACGCCGAACAGGTGGGCCGTGACAACGCCATGCTCAAACAGAGCCTCGCAGCGTCCAGTAAGACGGTGGCCGAAGCGACCACGGCGCGGACCGACGCCGAACTGGAGCGCGCCCGGCGCGAGTTCAAGCAGGCCTACGAAGACGGAGACACCGACGCCCTCATGGCGGCGCAGGAAAAGTTGTCGCAAGTCCAGTTGGAGCGTGCTAGGTTTGCTTCAAATACTGCCCGGCCAACAGAGGAAACCAATGCGCCGCAGCAACCACGACCGCCGCAGCGTCAAGCTGCACCGCAGCCCCGGGGCGACCAGCCTCCGGACGCGCGGGCGATCCAATGGCTGCGTGCAAACCCTTGGTTCCAGCAGCCCGGAAACGAAGACATGACGGGCTACGCCGAAGGACTTCATCGGAAGCTCATTTCTCAGGGCTACGATCCTCGTCAGCACGAGGAATACTACACGACGATCGACAAGCAGATGCGGTCGGTCTTCAAGGAAAAATTCTCAGGCGGCACTTCCGTTGGTGACGAGGATCCCCCAAGGGGAGCTTCGGCTGCGACGACTGAGAAGAAACGCCCACCACAGGTGGGCGGACCGTCGCGGGGCGGACGACCCCCGCGCAAAGTGCAGCTCACCGACACCCAAGTCGCCCTCGCGAAGCGCCTCGGGCTCACCAACAAAGAGTACGCCGCTCAAGTTGTAAAGGATCAGAACGCAGATGTCTGATGATACGCGCACCGCGCCCATGGCGCGAGACGAAGAAACACGTGAGAATGAGGATCGGTACGAGGACTATCGTCCCCCGTCGAACCTCCCTGACCCCAAAGCCCAAGATGGGTACGTTTTCCGGTGGGTGCGAACCGACATGCTCGGCAAGCAGGACAATCGGAACGTCTCCATGCGCTACCGCGAAGGCTGGGAGCCATGTCTGGCCGAGGATCATCCCGAGCTGATGATCATGTCGGACACGGATACCACCCACGAAGGCAACATCGTGATCGGCGGACTTATGCTGTGCAAGTGCTCGGAAGAGCTCATGCAGCGGCGTACGAATTACTATGCGAAAAAAGCCCGGGAGCAGGAACTCAGCGTGGATCAGAACTACATGCGTCAGAACGACAGCCGGATGCCGCTCATTCCTACCGAGCAAAAATCCGAGGTGTCCTTTGGCGCAGGCCGACGTCGCTAACTAGCGGCTTAGGTTTGGTCCCACACAAACAGAAGGAAACCAGAAGATGGCAGCGACAGCAGCCCCCTACGGTTTCGTTCCGGTCAACAAGCTCGGCGGCTACAACAACGGATCGTTCCGCCAGCTCAAGATGACCAACTCATACGGCACGTCGGTTTTTCACGGCGACGTTGTGGAGTTGGCAGCAGCCGGAACGATCGAACTGGACAGCGCGGCGACTTCGACGCGTCCCATCGGCATCTTTCAAGGATGCAGTTACTCCGACCCGACCCTGAACTACAAGTTGTTCAACAACATGTGGACAGCTTCGACTTCGGCGACGGACATCTTGGCCATGGTGGCAGATGACCCGAACCAGCTGTTTCAGGTTCAGTCGGCGGCTTCGATGGCCCAGACCACTCTCGGCAACAATGTCGAGGTCAGCACGTATGCGGCCGGCAACACCAGCCTCGGGAAGTCAATTCTTTCCGTCGATGGTGCAAACGCCGCTACGACCAACACTTTCCCTCTCCGCGTCATCGACTTCATCGACGGCCCGGACAGCTCAGTTGGTGATGCCTTCACGGACATTCTTGTCCGCTGGAACTTCGGCATCCACCAGTATGAGCTGGCACTTGGCTCGTAAGGAGATCTTGAGAAATGGCTACCATTTCACGCGCACAACTGCTCAAGGAACTCCTGCCGGGGCTTAAAGCCCTCTACGGCCTTGAGTATGACAAGTACACCGAGGAGCATTCCGAGGTTTACGACGAGGAAAGCTCCGATCGGTCGTTCGAGGAGGAAACGAAGCTCTCGGGCTTCGGCGCCGCCCCGGTCAAAAAGGAAGGTGGAAACCTTGCTTACGACACGGCTCAGGAGAGCTTCACGCAGCGGTTTGATCACCAGACCATCGCGATGGGCTTCTCCATCACCGAGGAGGCCATGGAGGACAATCTGTACGACAGCTTGTCCGCCCGGTACACCAAGGCGCTGGCCCGTGCCATGAACTACACCAAACAGGTGAAGGCCATGGTCCCGTTCAACACCGGGTTCACCGCTTCAACCGGTTATCTTACCGGCGACGGCGACCCGCTGTTCAGCACCTCGCACTCGATCGTGCAGGGCGCAGATCTCTCCAACCGTCCGTCGACGGCAACTGATCTGAACGAAACGTCTCTCGAAGACGCGACGATCCAGATCAGCAATTGGACAGACGAACGTGGTCTCCTGATCGCGGCACAGCCTGTCAAGTTGATCATCCCGACGAACCTGCAGTTCGTCGCGACCCGCATCCTGAACTCGCAGTTCCGGACCGGGGTGGCTGACAATGACATCAACGCAATCGTGCACAACAGCACGATCCGCGATGGCTATTGCGTCAATCACTATCTGACTGACACGAACGGCTGGTTCCTGAAAACCGACGTTCCGAACGGCACCCGGTACTTCAACCGTGTCCCGATGACGACGGCGATGGACGGGGACTTCGACAGCGGCAATGTCCGCTTCAAGGCTCGCGAGCGCTACTCGTTCGGCGTGTCTGACTATCTCAGCCTGTTCGGCTCCCCGGGTTCCGCTTAACCCGGCAAGCACAGAACTGGACTACGAAAAGGGGGGCTTCCGGGCCCCCCTTTTTTGTGCCACAAGGGGGCACGCCCAACGGCGTTACCTCCCTAGACTTACCGGGCCCTTAGCGGCCCGGTTTTTTTCTCTTGTGCCCGGCAAATATTTAGGTGGCGCGTGTCTGGGTTCTCCCGTAGGCTGTCTCCCAGCACTCGAATGTGGCCGGCATCACGTCGGTCATGGTCAAACAAAAGGAGACTGTTCGATGCCCACGCATTTCTCTGGCGGTGTTTCCAACACCAGCTCCGGCGATCCCCTCTACGAATTCGGTATGCTCGATCCCACGAAGTGGCATGTCTTCTTCGATGATTTCGACACCACCCCCATCGCGGCCCAGTGGACCCTGACGGCAACCTCGGTTGGCTCGGGCACCTCGGCAATCACCGTCCCGGATGCGGACGGCGGCTTGGCACGCATCACCACAGCGGCCAACGAGAACGATGGCATCTTCGCGGAATGGATCAGTGAGACCTTCAAGCTCGAAGACGGCAAGAAGGCGTTTCTGAAAACCCGCATCTCGGTTGGCGACGCGATCCAGAGTGACTGGATCGTCGGCCTGCACTCGACGGACACCACGCCGCAGGACGCCACGCTGCGCTTCCTGTTCGAGAGCGTCGACGGATCTGCCGCAGTGTACTTCAACAACGACGACAACACCACCGACACCGACAGCAACACGCTCGTCACCATGGCGGACGACACGTTCGTCACCTTGGCGGCGTACTGGGACGGCGTGGACAAGATCCGCGTCTATGCCAACGGCGCACTGGTGCAGACGATGACGAGCATGGACGTTCCTGCTGCGGAAATGGCAGTTGGCTTCGGCTACCTCAACGGCGCCGCCGGTGCGGAGACCACCGACGTCGACTACATCTTTGTCGCCAAGGAGCGGTAAACATGCAGACCAATCTGACGAAAATCGACGGCGAATGGGCCGTTGAAGTGATCGGCGATCCGGACGAGGAGGTCTTTGTTGAGACCTTCTCGGGCCGGGAGCACGCCACGAACTGGATCCGGATGATCAACACCGGTCAGGCGGAAGCCCCGGTCCTGAAAAAGAAGGGCGAGGCCAAGGCCAAGTCCAAACCCAAAGCGAAAAAGACGAAGGCAGAAGAACCCACGTCCTGACGCGCCAATACTCCTGAGAGGATATAAGATGTCCCGACCCAAGGTCATCACTCTTGCACCGACAGCGTCAGACCCGAACGGGGTCTCGACTTCTTTTACGCTGACGACCGCATCACTCAACATCCCGATCGACGGGGCGCTGTCCACTGGCTATGACCGGGACGGCGTTGCCGCAGCGCAGACCCCCGGGGGCGCAGGAAACCTGACGCTCGACGGCGCGCTCGCGTCGGGCAGTGCTGTCCAGTTCACTCGGCCGACCCGGCTGGTGATCTACGCCGGCGGCGACGAGAGCGGCCGCGCCTTTACTGTGTCCGGCCTCAAACAGCAGCCCGGCAAGAGCATGGGCGCGAAGCAGGTCTTCACGGAGACCATTACGGGCCCGAACGCGACCACCGTGGTCGGCTCCACCGACTGGTGGCAGATCACCAATATCGCGGTCGACGCTGGTACGGCTGGCGACGTCGAAGTCGGGGTCAACGGATATGTCGATCTGTCCACGCCGCAGCATGTGTCCATCACGTCGGCGGGCGACGACAGCGCGGACACCTTCTCAATCTACGGGAAGGACCGCTACGGCAACTTCATCACCGAAGAAGTCACCGGGCCAAACGCCACTGCGGCGACAGGCCTCTATAATTTCGCCGAGATCATCAACGTGTCGAGCGACGGGGCCTCTGCCGCGGGTGTCACGATCGGCGTCGATGGGACTTGCGAGAGCGGCTGGTTTGTTCTGAATTACCGCGGGCCAGACTTCAACGTCGGCTTCGGTGTCGATCTCTCTGCGTCAGCCAACCTCACCTATGACGTCGAGCACACGTTCAACAACGTGATGGCCGCCGGGTTCCGGGAGCATGACGCAGCCGTGTTTAACAACTCGGCCGTGGCCGCGGAGACCACCAATCAGGACGGCAACTACGTGAACTCTCCGGCCGCAATGCGGCTGGCGATCACCGCCCACACGGCCGGCAGCGCCAACCTGCGTGTCGTGCAGTCCGGGCGGGGGTAGTTCACGGCGAGCGAGTGTTTCACGTGGAACAGGATAGGATCTGACAGAACATGCCCACGAAGAAGCAGCGCAATTACAAGGACGAATACGAGAGCTACCACAAGAAGCATCTCAAGGATAACAATGCGCGCCACCGGGCGAGATACGCAGCCGAGAAAGCCGGGAAAGTATCGCGTGGCGATGGCAAGGAAATCGACCACAAGAACAACAACCCGCGTGACAATTCGTCGGGCAATACTAGAGTGATGACCCGCAAGGCAAACCGCTCTCGACCGCGAAGGAAGATCAAGTAGATGGCCGCTCCAACGACATCCGGCACGGTAGACTTCAAGCTCGACATCCTCCAGATTTGTGAGGAGGCCTACGAGCGTGCCGGTACAGAGATGCGCTCGGGCTACGATCTTCGGTCGGCGCGGCGCAGCCTGAGCCTGATGCTCCTCGAATGGTCCAACAAAGGGCTCAATCTATGGACCGTGGCCGAGGCTGACGTGGCGCTTGTCGCCGGCACGAAGACCTATGATCTGGCTGACGATTGCGTGGACGTGCTCGAAACTGTCTTGCGCTCCGGATCCGGGGACAATCAGGTCGACTACAACCTGACACGTCTTTCGGTCTCGTCCTACGCGCACACCGCGAACAAGAACTCCTCGGCTCGGCCGACGAGTTACTATGTGGACCGGCAGAACCGAGCCACCATCACGCTCTACCCAGAGCCGAACGATGCAAGCCAGACGGCGCACTACTGGTACGTGCGGCGCATTCAGGATCTCGGAGACAACACCAACAACCCCGACATGCCGGAGTGGTTCGTCCCGGCACTCGTGGCAGGTCTCGCCTTCAATATCGCATTGAAGCGCCCGGAGCTGGAAGGCCGCATCACGGCGCTCAAGACGCTTTACGACGAGGCATATACCCTCGCCGCCGGCGAAGACCGCAGCAAGACCTCCACGTTCTGGGCGCCGGACATGTCGCTCTACGGAGTGGTCTGATGTCTGGAGAATTCGCCAGCGGAAAACACGCGTTCGGGTTATGCGATCGCTGCGAGTTTCGCTACAAGCTCAGCGCGCTCTACTGGGAAATTCAGGACAAGAAGCGCAACGGCCTTCGGGTGTGCGCGGACTGCCGCGACAAGGACCACCCCCAGCTGCAGCTTGGGCGGTTTCGCATCCGAGATCCGCAGGCGCTACGCGACCCCCGGCCGGACAACAATCTCGCGAATACGAACGCGTTTTTCGGCTGGAACCCCGTCGGCGCGCCCGGCGCCTTCGAATTGTCTGCCTCTATTGGCTCGGTAACTGTTACAACAGAATAGAAAAGGAGTTTCGAGATGAACAAGAAGACCAAAGGAAATCCCCCGGCGAAGGCCAAGAAGCGCATGGCTTATGCGGCTGGCGGCAAAGTTGGGATCAAGCCCACCAATCAGACAGTGAAGAAGGCCCGCGGCGCCGGCGCTGCAACCCGGGGAACCTCCTTTAAGGACTAGCCCATGAACTACGCTGAGCTAACCCAGCAAATTCAGGACTACACCGAGAACGCGGAAACTTCCTTCGTGGACAACATCCCGAACTTCGTCAGACAGGCGGAGGACCGGATCTACCACATGGTTCAGCTTCCGATGTTCCGGCGTTCGCAGTCAGCAACGATGACGGCGTCGAACCGCTTTTTGACGGCGCCAACGGATTTTATCTCGGTGCATTCGCTGGCGGTGCTGGACGGGAGCAGTAACCACCGCTTCTTGCTCAGCAAGGATGTGAACTTCATGCGGGAGGCCTTCCCCTCTACCGGGACGGAAGCGCTGCCGCGCTTTTATGCGCTCTGGGATGAGGACACCTTCCTGCTCGCTCCGACGCCGGACACCGGATACACGACCGAGCTGCACTACTTCTACAAGCCCGAGAGCATCGTCACGGCCTCCACGACATGGCTGGGCGATGAAGCCGAAGCGGCGCTCCTGTATGGCGCGCTGATCGAGGCCTACACCTACATGAAGGGCGAGGCGGACATCCTGCAGCTCTACGATGCCCGGTACAAGGAGGCCCTGATCAAGCTCAAGGAGCTCGGTGACGGCAAAAACCGCAAGGACAGCTACCGCAATGGCCAGACAAGGATGCCAGTGACATGAGCGCGCCCCTAGACTTTCAGATAGGCACGGTCGAAGTCATGACCACGCAGAACCGCGGACACAGCGCCGAGGAGCTCACGGAGATGGCGGTCAACAAGATCATCTCGATCGGGAAAGACGCTCCTGAGCCGATACGTGCTCAAGCGTTGGCTTATCGGGAAAATCTACGTAGTATCATCCTGCTGTATATTCGCCGAGCAATGCAGAGCGAGAGAAGCACAATCCGCGGCGAAATCGCCGAAGAAATGAGGAGCCAGCACTGATGGCAATCACACAAGCACTCTGCACCAGCTTCAAACAGGAGCTCTTGACGGGGACGCACGATTTCACGACGACCACGGGGAGCACGTTCAATCTCGCGCTCTTCACCAGCGCCGCGACACTGGGCGCCGCCACCACGGCCTACGCCGCGACCAATGAGGCTTCGGGGACGGGCTATTCCGCCGGCGGCCAAGCGCTGACCAATGCCACGCCGACCGCTTCGGGCACAACCGCGCTGACGGACTTCGCTGACGAGACGTGGTCGACGGCGACCATTACGGCCCGCGGCGCCCTGATCTACAACACGGACGCCAGCAACAAAGCGGTGCTGGTGCTCGACTTCGGCAGTGACAAGACGTCGACGGCCGGCGACTTCACGGTGGTCTTCCCTGCGGCGGACGCCAGCAACGCGATCATCCGGATCGCCTGAGACACCGGAATGGATAGTTTGGCATGGCATGGGGACTGGGAGCATTCGGGAGCACGGCGTGGGGCTACGGCAACGCGTCCGCCTCAGTCACAGGCGAAGCCGGCACTGCGGGGCAGGGGACGGGTGACGTTGTCGGCCTTGCGAATGTTGGCGTTACCGGAGAGGCGGGCACGGCGGATCTTGGCACCGCAAGCGTCTACCTCTTGCTTGCTGCCCCGGTCACTGGCGAAGTGGGCACCGCAGCCGTCGGCTCGGGGAGTGTCATCGGCCTTGCGAACATCGACGTCACGGGCGAAGTGGGCACCACGGCCCTTGGAGACGAAATTGTCGCAGCCGCGGCCAATGCGAGCGTCACGGGCTTCCTTATCACGTCCGGGATCGGGGAGGAGCTCTTGTGGGGTGAAATCGACACGAGCCAAACCCCAAACTGGGGAGACATTGCTTCGAGCCAGACCCCCGGGTGGGGTGACATCCAGACTGCGAATTCGGCCAACTGGTCGGATATAACGACATAGCGGGATCAAAATATGGCCAGCACATACACAAGCGAACTGCGCATCGAGAAGATCGCGACCGGAGAGCAAAGCGGCTCTTGGGGCACGACCACCAACACGCAGTACGACCTCTGGGAGGCCGCGATCGCCGGCACCGCGGCGGTAACGCATGACAACAGCGCAGACTATACGCTTTCGACGGCCAGCGGGACCGACGATGAAGCTCGGCACATGTTCCTCAATATTGGCGGGACACTGACGGCCGACCGCAATGCGATCGTGCCCACGACTTCGAAGCTGTATTTCGTGCGCAACGGCACTGCGGGCGGATTTGCCGTCACGGTCAAGACATCCGGGGGCACCGGCATCGCGGTGGCAAGCGGCGATTACATGGCCCTCTACTGCGACGGCACCAACGTCGTGGACGCACTCAACACCGTGAACATCACGGGCGGGTCTATCGCGGGCATCACTGATCTGGCGGTCGCTGATGGCGGCACCGGATCCAGCACGGCTTCTGATGCACGGACGGCACTGGGCCTCGCGATTGGGTCCGACGTGCAGGCTTTCGCTGCAGAGCTCGCAGCGCTGGCCGGTCTCACGTCGGCAGCCAACAAGCTGCCTTACTTTACGGGCTCAGGCACGGCGTCCTTGGCGGATCTCAGCGCCTTCGGCCGGACGCTTATCGACGACGCCGACGCCTCCGCCGCACGCGCGACAATGGGCGTGGCTATCGGCTCCGATGTCGCGGCATACAACGCAGACGCGCTGTTCGCGGATGTGAACGATCAGCTTACGGTGGGCTTCACCGGAACTTCCCATAGCACCGGCAACACCGGCGCGGGTACAGTTACATTGGATGCGGCAGACAGTAGCATGCAACATGGAACAGTTACGGGATCATTTACTCTTGGCGCGCCAACACTAACAGGTGTGGGCTACATCGAATGGGAAATCACCAATGATGGGACCGGGGGCTACAGTCCTGACCTTGCCACAAATACTGATAAGGTGGAAGGGACCTATGACGCCACCGCAGGCCATACGAACCTTCTGCGGTTGACTAAGACAAACGGTCACACTGTCCTCGAAATCTTCCGAGTGGATGTATAATATGAAATGCTTCTGGAATGAAGGATCACCGCGCCGAGTTAAAGAAGGCTCGACGGATAAGCTAACGGGCCGGACGATTGGTTCCCGTCCTGATCCGGCTATTGACCTCTACGAGTATATCGAGACAGGCCCGACCCCGAACAAATACCAGTGGGCTGGCCTGCCGACATATGCACGTGATCGTGACACGGTGACTGTTACGCGAACGGTGACTGATAAATCCCTTGAGGACGTGCGAACAATCCGCAAGCAAGATGCTACAGCAATGTTCAGGGCCGTGGCGGATGCTGGGACAGAAATTGATCTCGGAGCGGGGCTGATGCGGATTGAAACCACTCACGCTGCGCAACAGGAACTCGATAAGTTGGCCGAACGTCTGGCAACCTCGGGCGGGACGCAAAGTGCAGTTACTCGCGCCGGGACAACCGTCACACTAAATTTGGCGGCGGCAACAACCCTGTCAAGAGCACTGGCAAATCGTCGCGCGGCAGCAACTACAAATGAATTTGATCTGTATGTTGCGATCGACGCAGCGAAAGATGTGGCGGCAGTTCTTGCAGTAGACGTCGAAGCTGGCTGGCCTGAATAATGTTGATCCCTCCCCCATCACGGCTGAAAGGTGGTTACGGCTACGAGATCGCTAACTCG